GTTGCGCTGTTGCCATTGCTGGAAGGCGCCAGGGCGGCGGTGATCTTCGGGTGAACCCGAAGCCGCGACCATGCCAGGCGGCCAATCACGGCGATGTTAGGCCGCATCAGCATTCCATCCAGAGCGGTCTGAATGGCGGTGTAGGGGTCCGAGTTGGTGTAGTCCGACCACTGGCTCGTGCCGCTAAGAGTGGCGCGGTTGCCCGATGGGTAGGTGTTCAGACCAAACACCAGATCAGCGACCCGCTTTTCACGGTCAAGGGCAACCAGCTCGGTAAGGCCCATGTTGGCCAAGCCGATCGGATCCCAGCCGGGAACGTTCCCAGCCGCTTCGATGTCCTCGTTTGGCACGACATCATCGAGGCCATAATCCCGGACGCTGGCCGGCGTTTCGGTGCCACCGAACTCCACCTCGTTGGGTTCGCCTTTGCGGCCCACCAAGGTTTCAGGAACCGTGAACATCTGATCACGGCCAACCAGCTGATACTTAAATTCCCGAGCACCAACCGGTACACGAGGAAGCACAGTGTCGGCTATGTACTGACGGTTGGAATACGCCAGCGTGATCCCCGTTTGCACCGGATCGATGGGAAACGGGAAATTCATGTTTGCCATGATTCATTCCTCAGAGAAAAGGGTCAACCCTGGAATGAGCCAGGACTCAGGGAGATGTCTCCGATGTCACCGACAACACCGCTCACCATGGCAACGCCAGCAGTGCGGACGTTGGTGCCAGCAGCGGCTGTGGCCGCAATGGCCCGGCCGGTGCTGTCGCTCATGAGCAGTTGCCCACGGGTGACGGTGCCGCCGTAGGTCACCGGAACAATGCCGCCTATGGCGACATCAACCCGCTCACCGGTGGCAGCGGCACTGATTGGGTTGGCGTCACTCACACCGAAAACGGCATCAGCGGCAGCAGCACCCTGGATCACGGTGCGATCGTCAGCGTCAAACTTGACGAGCCGTGCCGGTTGGATGGCGGCGCCGGCAAAGAAGACCTTCATCAGGCCAGTGTTGCGAAGGCTCATGGTGTCCTCAGGCGGGGGTGAGTTCAGCTCGCGCCTGCTCCATGGCGGCGAGAACGGACAGGCTTTGGCCCTTGGCTTCCGCGGCAACGACCAGCTCGCGAGCGCGAGCACCCAAGGCGGCACCTTGGATCATCGGGTCAACCGCAACCGGAGCGACGGGAGCGGCCTCGGCTTCAGTGGGTGCCGGGGCAAAGGCAACCGGGGCCAATGCATCAGTCATGCGCTGGTCCTTTGCTGTGGCGACGCGTTGCCGTTCGGCCTCGTTCACCAGCACAGCAGCTTCGGGGCCAGTGGTGTGGCCATCGGTGGCGAGCTTTTCGATCAGCGCCTCGTGGCCAGGCAGGGTCATCGAACGCACCGCGGTAACGCGTTCGCATTCAGCGGCAGCACCTTCAGCCCGCAGGATCGCGGCAGCCTCAGGGTGATCAGCGGCCCACGCGGCCGCCTCTGCAGTGGGGGTCATGGGGGGAGAGTCCATAGAAGCAACGGCCGGAACGGTGATCACCGTGCGACTGAAGGATGCCGCACGATCGTCGAGAATGTTAATGGTCTCTTCGAGTGTAGCAATACCGTCAACCAATCCGGCATCTACCGCTTGCTGGCCGATGAACATCCTCCCGTCGGCCATGCTCGCCAGTACCTGCTCAACAGTCGCGCCGCGTTGCGCCGCTACATCACTGACGAAAAGCCCGTAGAGGTAATCCACCTCGTTCTGCAGAACCTGCCGGCCCATCTCCGTAAGCGGCCCGTACTGGCTGGCCGCACGCTTGAAGGTGCCCGCCACGATCTCCGTGGTCTTCACCCCCAGCGCTTCCTCCTGCTTGCTCACGTCCACATGGGTGGCGACCACTCCGACGGATCCGGCCTGGCTGGTGGCGGATTCCATCATCACCACATCCGCTGCCGTGCCGACCCACACGCCCGCGCTGGCCATCAGGCCTTCCACGTAGGTAGCAACAGGCTTGATCCCACGGGCCGCCATCACCGCCGCCGCGGCGCGTTGCGTGCCTGCCACTGCTCCGCCGGGGGTGTCGGCCATGATCACCAGCGACCGCACCGATGGATCCTCGAGCGCGGTCCGCACGTCTCGCACAAACAGCTCCGTGCTTGTGCCGCCGCTTACCTGCGTCATCAGGTTCATGCGAGGGGCCATCACCCCACGCATCGGAATTAACGCGGCGCCATCCTGCACCTCGTACCCTTGCGGATCGTTGACCAGCGGGCGGCCAATCTTCGCCTCTACTGCCGCCACATCCACCGATTCACCCCGCGCCCATGCTGCGTAGATCCCGTGGATCTGCTCCAGTCTGTGGGGGGTGATCGCCCAGGGGGCGTTCAGAATGTCGAGAACAGTCATGAGATCAGAATAGCGGTTGGATCATCTGAAGCATCATCCTGCTCATCCTGATCTTCGAGCTCATCCTCTGGAGAATCCTCCTGCTCAATCGGCTCAGCCACCGGCGCGGCCACTGCTGCCGGCTCCTCAATTTCCAGGCCCCCCTCGCGGCGCACCTTCATCTCCCGCACCCGCTGCCGCGTCTTCTCCTCCCAGTCGCCGCCGTCATACGCCACCGTCTCCTCCGCCTGGGTGGTGATGCCCACGTTGATGCGCTTCTCTGCCGCCTGCGCTTCCTTCAGCGGATCCAGGGCGCCGGGGCCATCACCGCCCCAGTTCGAGCCGCACCATGCCTCACGCACGAACGGGTCAGCAAAGAAGCCCGGCGCATCGATGATGCCCAGGGCAATCGAATCCGCCAACCACTCCTCATAGATCGGCTGGCTCCAGTTCGATGCGAACCACTCGCGCTCGATCTTCCACGTATGCCACGCGTCCAGCAGCGCCGCACGGCTCGCCGAGTAGCTCGCGTTGAACGCCTTGCTCAGCACCTCCTTCGGCAGGTTCAGGCCCATGCTGACCAGGTTCAGCATCGCCCCGAAGAAGCCTTCGAAGTTCGGGTTCGGCCGGCCCGGCGTCGGCGACGTGATGCTCTCACCAGGCAACAGCCGCACCGTCTTGCCGCTGTTCAGGGCCCCGTCGTACTCAGCGGCCGCGCCGATGTACGACTCCCGCATCTCGTCGCTGTAGACATCCTGGAACGCCTGCCCGTCCATCATCGCGAACACTGCCAGCGCTGCGCTGTTCACCGCCGCATCCACCTCCGCGTCGCTGTAGCGGGTCAGCTGCTTCACCGTCGCAATGATTGGCCCCAGGCAGGGGCGCCCACGGGTCTGCCCCGGTCGCTGCATCTTCTTCAAGTGCAGCACATTGCGCCGCCCTGATGCCGCAAAAAAGTCAACCTTTTGCCACTCATTGGCCCCAAACTGCTTCGCGTTGCCAGGGTGATACTTGGCCAGGTGGATCCTCAACGGCTCACCATCCGCAGCCCGCTCGATCCCAGACACCAGCGTTCCGGTGTCCATCTGCCCGTTCTCGTTGCACACCCGATCCGCCTCCACCACCTGCACCACCAGGCGGAACGGCCAGCCCCGCTGCGGCTTGTTCACCAGCAACGAAAACACGTCGCCGCTTTCATCATGAGACCGCAGCACCAGGTCTTGAAGCTGGTAGAAGTTCTGCTCCCGCGTCACATCCGCGAACTTCGAGCGGGCCCACATGTGGAACCGCCGTTCGGTCTTCGACTGCCACGCCGACGCCTCGTCCTCGCTCAGCCCCAACTCATCCGCGTTGATCCGGCTCTGCAACGTGAGGCCGGTGCCGATGATCTTGCTGGCCCGGGTCTGGATCGCACCCGCCGCCACCGGTGCTGATCGCACCAGGTCGCGGGAGAACGCCCGCTCGTCACCGGCTTGCCATTCCGCTTCGCTGTCCGCGTCGTAGGAGAACGGCCGCCAGTTGCCGAACCTCATCTGCCGGGCCAGATCGCTCGTGCCCAACGCCAGGCCGGAACCCGTCACGGCCGAGGGGCCCGCCGGTGCTGCCGGTTGTGCTGCCGCAATCTCCCGCAGGATCTGTCGCCGCTTCGCCTTGCCCATCACCACAACGGCCGAGGAACGATGCAACGCCGGCTGCCGCTGGCGCTCCCGATGTTCAGGTTCTCCACCTTGTCGCTCCAGTAGTCGATCCCCGTCCTGATCTCCGCCAGGTCAGCACGCTTCAGCGATCGATCCGCAATCCGGTACTCCTGCCCGCCCAGTACCGCCGCCTCCGCGTCCAGGTACTGCGTCAGCCGTTGCTGGGCAATCTGCAGGGTGATACTCATGGCGCCATCCTAGCGGGTGAACTTTGACACGCCAGCAAACACCCCGCCACCACTAGCACCCGCCGCCAGCGCACCCCCCGCCCTCGCGCCACCCTCCGCCAGCCGCTCCAGCTGGTCCCACATCGTCGCCCGGTTGTACTTCCGCTTCACCAGCTCAAGCATCGCCAGGCAGTACACCTCACAGTCCAGCGGTTCATTCCTCGCGCCCGACGGGCAGTGCCACTCCAGCACCTGGAAGCCCTTCACGTACCGCGGCTGCAACCGTTCCGCCGTCAATCCCGCCAGGTACTCCTCTGTCGTCTCATCATCGAAGTGCACGTAACCCGGCCCTGGCTCCTCGATCTTCAACCGGCTGTAGACCGTTCGCTTCAACCCATGGCCGCCGACCATGTAAAGCGTCAACCCGTTGGCGATCGTCTTTCCCTTGAAGGTCACATCGATCCGGTTGCCCTTGCTCAGCGCTGGCGCATCCCGCTTCGTCGCGCCCTTGATTGCCACCGCCCCCTCCTTCGTGTGCTCCCTGGCCCAGTTGTAGGCCTCGGACGTGTAGTGCCCACCAGTGTCCACCGCGCAGAACCGCACCCGCATCGTGCCCCCTCCATCCCGCGGGAACTCAGTCCGCAGGATCGTCGCCACCTGCTCCCACACATCACCCTGCCCCGGGTCGCCCTCAACCTTCTGGTGCCAAATCCGCCAGCTCTCATCACCCCGCCCGTAGCCCTTCACCACCACCTCGAGCCACGTGTCCTGCACGTCAACGCTCATCAGCAGCAGCAGCACACCCGCAGGGCATGTCCCGGCCCGGTACTCGCCAGCCCGCACGATCAGCCCATCGGCGCTCACCTTTGCCAGTGCTTCGTCCTCCCAGGCCTCCGCGGCGCGCTTGTTGACCCAGCCCTTCAGCAGCAGCGGGTCCGCCTTGGCACGTAGGAACTCATCGCGGATCTTCTCCCAGCTCAGCCAGCCATAGGGCGCATACCAACCTGGAAGGTGGAAGCCGGCCGTCTCCCCATCGCCCTTTGCCGTCGGCGTCCAGATCCCGCCGGCCAGCATCGTCGTCTTGTGGTGCTGCGCGACCCGCTCACCACAGGCAGGGCACTGGCAGAACACCTCACCGTCCGGGGTATCCCAGATCATGTTCGGCCACTCGATCACGGCGTGGTTGCCGCAACACGGCATCAGCATTCCGTAGCGCCGCCGGTCGCTGCGGGTCTCAAACTCCCATGTGATCCGGCACGCGCCGCGTGTTCCTGGAGTACTGGTCAGCAGCGTCTTCCGGTCTGGGAAGTTGGTCTGCCGGGCCTCGGCATTCTCGATCGGATCGCCCTTGTCGTCGATCTCCATCGGCAAGCTCGAGGCCTCATCCACCCACAGGTTCTGCGCCGGCATCCCCTGGGCGGCGCTGCCGCTGTTGCCGCCGATGATCGACAGCAGCATGTCCCCCTCAAACTCCTTGAGGAACATCGCGTTGGCCGCGTCCCTGCTCTTGCTGCTCAGCGACTTGGCAGCCACCGCCGGCGTGTCGGTGAACAATGGGGTGAGGCGCTGCCTGATCTGCCGCTTCGCGAAGCTCTCGGTCGGGAACATGACCAGGAAGGGGGCCGGGTCGTTGGCGATCGTCCGGCCCAGCCAATTCAGCCCGCATTCGGTCTTGGCGCCGGACTGGCTGCCGAAGATCAGAACCACCCGCTTGATGCGCCGCTCGCGGGGGCTTAGCAGGTCCATCGGTTCCTTCAGGAACGGCACCCGATCAGTCCGCCACAGGCCAGGCTCTGAGCTGCTGCGACGGGTCAGCTGCCGTTCGGCGTCAGCCCACTCGCTGACGGTCAGATCCAGGGGGGGCTGCAGCGCCGTGATGAACGCATCCCGGTAGATCGTCGCGGCGTCAGGCACTGGCAAGCCCCCGTAGTGCGCTCTCAATCTCGGCTTGCAGCAGCGCCCTGATCTCCTCCGTGTCGCTCATCACCGCCACCTTCGCTGCGTTACGGCTCGGGATGATCAGCAGCAGATCGCGCACCTGACGCGCCAACCGAGCCGCCTCCTTGCGAACGTCCTGCAGGTTGACCATCTCCCCGCTGCGCTCCTTGTAGTCGAGCTCCGCCAGCTTGGCTTCATAGGCAGCCTTCACCTGCTTGCTCACCGCCAGCGGCGGGCCGCCTTTTACCGCTGCCGGTGGCGGGTCTGCGGTGGCCGTTGCCGCCGGCTTAGGCCCGGTCGCACGAGGGGCGTAGATCCCCATGGCGCCGCGTTCGCTCGGGTCCGTACGGCTAGCCCACTGCTCATCAGCCAGCTCTGGATTGATGACCCAGCTGCGGCCTTGGCGTTGCACCGCCGGTTCGCTCAGCCTGCCGTCGTTGATGGCGTTAAGCACCGCCACATGCGACGTTCCCCGCAGCCCCAGGGTCTTGCGGTGGTTGGCGTAGGCCTGGAGGTTCATCAGTCGTACTCAATCCCGAACCACTGCCGGCCGATCTCAAGCGCTACCCGCTGCGTCATGTAGGGCGGAACGGACATGCCGCAGACGTATTTAGTTTTCATTTTTCCAAAGATGTAATCATCTGGATAAGACTGCAGCCTTGTGATCTCTTGCTCCGATAGGTGACGAGGAACAGCAGGATGCAGCAAGTCTTGCGTGCTTGTCACGGTAAGAGAAGGCTGCCACCATCTAAGACGACCGTGGTTAAACAGTTTTTTCTTTTGTTGCAACTTGATTGTGAAATATTCATAAATAAACTTGCGGTCTTCTTTTTTGCACCAAGTCCAAGCATCCAGCATCTCTCCTTTTATTGCTTGTGCTTGTTGCAGCGGCAATCTTTCCCAAGCTTCTTTCACTGACACCGGCTGCTCCTCAAACTTCATTTCCAACTTCCTCCATCTCAGATCTCGCCGCCGCGCAATGAAGAACGTCCGCTCCCTGGCTTGCGGTACACCCATCCGCGCAGCATTAAACAAGAACAACTGAGCGTCGTAACCCGCCTCACGGAACGCTGCGAAGATCTCTTTGACGTAGCCCTTGGCATTGCCAAGGATTAAACCTTTTACGTTCTCAGCTACGATCACTTTTGGTTGCAAACGCTGACCTACTTCTATAAAGTGAAAAAACAGATCGTCTAGCACTTGCTTAACTTGTCCTTCGCGAAAGTGATGAGCATCGCCCCATTTTTTTTCCCTGCTACCAGCCATGCTAAAGGATGAGCACGGCGGCGAACCGTCTAGCAGATCCAGGTTCTTAAGCTCATTCGGCAAACCGTCTAAAGGTAGTTCGTTAAATTGCTGCACTCCCATTAGGTAGCTATGCTTCGGTTTGTGGTTAGCTCGATAGATACTCATCATCTCAGGATCAATCTCAACACCTCCTAGCATGTTGAAGCCAGCGAGCTTGTAGCCCATCGTTGAGCCGCCGCCGCAATGAAAGCAGGAGAATGCTGTGAGGCCATTCTTTGGAACAGTGGCCAGATCGGTCAAGTTCCATGGCCCGTGAAAGCGACGCAGTTTCATCCGTTAAACTCAAAGCTGCAGCGTGGACACTTGTGCTCAAACTCGCTGAACTCGTCTTCGCTAAACTCTTCAGCGCCGTCGTATTCTTTGGCTGGCTTGTCAATGCTTTCCGGGTCTAGCAGGCGGGCAATCGCGCTTTCGTCAAACCCCAGCAGGCTCAGGTCGAAGTCCGCCAGGTCTAGCCCTACCACTTCCTGCTGTAGCAAGTCCATATCCCACCCGGCATTCAGAGCCAGCTGGTTGTCAGCGATCACGTACGCCCGCCGCTGCTCCGGGCTCAGATGATCCAGCACGATCACCGGCACCTCCGCCAGCCCCATGTCCTTCGCCGCTGCCAGCCGGCCGTGACCGGCCAGGATCCCGTCAGCCCCATCCACCAGGATCGGGTTGGTGAAGCCAAACTCTTGGATGCTCGCGGCGATCTGCGCCACCTGCTCCGGGCTATGGGTCCGGGCGTTGCGCTCGTACGGGACCAGGCGGGGGAGCGGCCACATCTCGATCCGCTTTGCTGTCGGTGGTGCTGCCATCAGGCTCCGGGGGCTGCCGGTATTGTAAGCACACCTTACAAGCGGCTGGAAGGCCGGCCCCACAGGGGTTTTCCGATCATGCTGACCCTACCGCCGCTGCCGGTACCGGCCCGGTTGTAACCGCCGCCCCTGCTCCCGCTAGCGAAAAAACGGGCGATTCAAGGACC